TCGGTCAAGGTCATCGCCGAGCTCGCGAGCGTGTGGCAGGTCGGCTCTACCGCATGGGGCGTGACCTTTCGGGCTGTTCAAATTCTCGTAGTCGAGAAGCCTAATAAACTGGCCGGATTTGCGTTCGTAAATGATGACGGCGACGAAGAGACCGAGACCAATGATGATGTTACCGATGACGATGCCAAGAGTGACAACATGTACGAAAAGTTCCTTTGAAAAGTTCCTTTGAAATGATCCTTTGAAATATAAATGATGTAAAATCTATCACATGAAACCGTTCAGCTTATTAGCAGTCGTCACTTTATCGAGAGACGTTTCCATGTAATTCTCCATTTTATGTTGGTTAGACTTCACGTCCCACGGAACGGAGTTATGGTAATTCTTTGGATCATTCGCTCGAAGTCTCGCTGCGTCTTGCAGCGACATTTTCGTTCGTTTATATCCGCGTTCAGTTTCCAAAAATTTTTCTACTCCATCCGCAGGCGGTTTGTTCACCAGCGCCTCTACGGCTTCGTGCGTATACGTTCGGATGGCTTTCTTCTTTCCCATCACTCGTTCCGATCCGTCGGGAAGCTTTTCGATGATTTTATTATTTCGTTCTATGAGAGCGCCGGGAAGTATCTTCGCGTCTCGCGTGAACATCAGCATTTTTCCGGGCATTTGTATGATTTCGTGCGATTCGCGATATCCCAGGTTTCCGAGCGATCTGAGAAAATCCACAAAGTCTTCTTTGGTCGTTCGCTCCGGCAGCACCAACGTGATGTTCGTGCTGTTATCGATTCTGTTATCGTTTATGCTGTTATCGATTCTGTTATCGATTCTGTTATCGATGATTTTATCTCTGGCAATCGTGTCTCCAATAGAATGAGTTTGTCTCACTGCAATATTATAGTCTTCTTCTTTCACAAATCTCAGCTCTTCTTTTTTCATGGCTTTACCTGAACATTTCTTAGTTTTAGAGTGTTTACATGCATATTTACTCGATAGCGTAGTATATCCACACTCACACGAATGTAATGTGCCGTTTACAAATTCAACCATTATTATTCATATAATTATAATTATTAAGTTATTTTGGGGGCCTATTTTTGGGGTTCCCCACTAATAATCTTTTTTATAATTATATAATTAGTTTCATGGAAAAATTTACATGCATGTAAACAATCCGGCATATTCGAAATATAGTACATTCCGTTGGTTTCCCTCGATTTTGGGGCCTATTTTTGGGGTCCCCCACTAATAATCTTTTTTATAATTATATAATTAGTTTCATGGAAAAATTTATATGGCATGTAAAACATTCCGGTAGACTGGAAATGTAGTACATGGTCCCGGTAAGTGTCAATATGCCCGTCCAGTTGTCATTTGATCCCGGCTGCCTCATATCGTCACTTGCGAATATAAAAGCCGGGTGTGCATTCATAAAGTATCTTCTTCATCACCGCCACCATCATACGATAAACAAACCAAACAACTTAACACAAACAAAAACAACCAAAACAACTACTTCATAATGGCTTCCATTTGCACCGCCAAGACCTTTGAGCCTGCCACAATCGCATTTGGCCCTGTCGAGAAGAACTCAAAAGGCGGCAGGTATATTCCAATCGTCGACAAGAATGGCAACAAGACCAAGGTCACCCTACAGTTCCCGGCGATGCATCTGCCATTCGGCATCTCCGCATATCGCGATCGCCCCGAGAACGATCCCATGTCTTACAGCGTAGATCTATCATTCCGCGGATACGAGACCAACGAAAACACACTCATGCTCTTCAACAAGCTCACGGCACTCGACCATCACCTTATCGATGCTGCCTACGCAAACTCCGTGGCGTGGTTTGGCAAACAGAAGTCTCGCGAGCTCCTCGAGGATACATATCGCAAACTTACAAAAGTAGATCCCACCGGCAAGTACGCACCGATCGCCAAAACAAAGATCACCGTTATGAACGGCAAGCCCAATGTGCAGATCTTCGACACAGACAAATCCAAGATTTCCATCGAAGATGTCCCTCGCGGCTCCACCGTGAAAGTCATCGCCGAGATCGCCAGCGTATGGTTCATCGGCGCAGGCACCAGTTGGGGAGTTACATTCAGGGCACTTCAACTGCTGGTGACCGATAAGCCCAACAAGATGAATGATTTTGCATTTGTTGGCGACGGCGACGAAAACGAAAACGAGAATATGTTTGACAGCGAGTAATTTTGAATAAAATAATATTATGTATTTGTAAAATGCCTGTAACGAAGCACAACATCACTATAGAATCCACAGATCGTAATACCGCAGCATATCCGAGCCCGGCAAGCTATCAGGTATCTCTTCCGTCGAGATACAGAAATGTGTGGGAAGCGCGTTTGGTGAACATGAACATTCAAGAATTTCAGACGCCTCGAACGAACGCATTTCTCAAAATAGACCTGCTGAATCACATCGACGGAACTTCGAACTCCAGCGGCGTGAACTTTTGTTTTGCCAAACTCCCGCTGATCACGTCTCGCGCCAACGTATTTTACATCGATTCGAGAATCACGAGTCTTCCTTCGTCCATATTACAAAACCCTATCGCCACCATGGACAAGCTGAACATATCGATAACAGATTCGTCCGGAAATGTACTGACGATCCCGAACGCTGGCAACGAGCATTCGATGATGCTCGAATTGACGTGCGGCGACTATATCAACAACGGCGGCGGTTCGACTCTGACGAATCACGGTCGTATACTCGGCGGCTCCCGATGATAAAGTTTCTTATTGATTGTCATTTGATCCCGGTATTACAATGTATATAAGCTCGTTTCAGTCTTTTCGAGATAAAAAAATATATCGAAAATACAATGAACACTTCGGTTCGTCCCGCGTATTATGTGTACGAACGATCATTCCACGAAAAACTTGTTCCGTCTCATATGAAAAACGGCGGATCATCGAACAAGCCCATCCAATTTGAAAAGAAAACGGCGATAGAGATCTCGAGAGTCCTCAACATCAGCATGGCAGTCCATGGAAGATTCACAGGAGCGCTCGAGATACGCGATAATGACATTATAATTTCAGAACATATGAAGAAATATACGGAAGACGATTCCGTAGCGATCGATTTCGAGTATTTTGAAATAATGACTGTCGACGAATAATAACTTAATAAAATATATACATGTAAAACATACGCTGATCATGAAGCAAAACAAAGAGATCTCAAAAGAAAAGGAAGCGAACGCATATTACGAGGAGGAAGAAGACATCGAAGAGTACCCTATTCATGAGGACGATCCAGAAATATGGTTCGACTATATGTCAGAGGAGATCGTTTCTGCTTATCACGTGCTTCAAGAATTTATCGCTTCGCAAGGCGTTCCTCTTCTAGACAACTGTCAGTTTCCAGACTTCGTAGAGTTCTGTTATCGATTCTCGTCCGGAAAGAAGCCGGTATGTTAATCAAAAGTCATGTTATACACACATTTAAGACGTTTCTTCAGCTCGGGAGTGAGTTCGACTAACTCTCCGTCGATCCAGATGGTCTCGCATCCTTTGTTATTCGGGAATCTGCATCTCAATCCCGCTTTATCTTTCGTCCCAAAAAATGGAAATTTCTTTTCGAACTTTGGATCCTGAGCGATCGAAGAGTAATAAATCTTCATGAAATCGTTCGGAGCGTTATAATTACTGTAACTTTCACGTCTCAATGTAAAAACGATCATACCAATTACAACGGCGAGAATCAAAGCGAGTATCCAATAGATCATAATATAATATAAAAATATATTATATTAATATACTAATATGTCGTCCGAAGAGATAATTAGAAGCGAAGGAGGGCCTTTTCCAATGAATTCCACATTGAGAAATGTCTTTGCCACGGATCGGTATTCTCCCCTGGAGCCTGGAGAGCTCCGGTTGGCTCCCAGCGCCAGTACCATCGATCCCAACAAAAAGAGATGCTTTACCGAGGCAGAACTCGCACAAAAGTGTCCCACGTTATTGTACGAAAGAAAGCCAGACGTAAAGCCTCCCGAGCAATGTACTGGTTACTTCCCGGTAGAGTTCGGAGACGGATACGTGAAAGACTTTGGCGATAACACCGACGGAGGAGGCTTCGTCCCTCTAATTCCCAAGTCTAAAATCGAGGAATACGCGTTTCCTACGGCGCCCAACAGAAGAACACTGCCTCTGAAAGGCAATACTGATACGACCATCAAGCAGGGCACTCTCTCGATCAAAATGTCTTCTCGCACCGCGCAAGCCGTCCAGAGTATCAAATGGAACAATAAGGAGTACCTCAAGGCTCCTATGTTCACCACTGCCGCCATCGACGTGCCCAAAGGCGTGTCTGATAAGATGAAACGAGTCGGCGCCAAAAGCACTTCCAAAGTGGTGACGGTCGCAGCGAATGCCAATTCCGCATTCACCCGCGTTCAAGCCGCGTATTCATTGCCTCCAGGAACCATCTTAGGAGGAAAGCGAGTGAGCCACACATCGACGCTCAGCACGACGAACATCACCAAGAGCATCGCCATCGCCCCCAACATGGTCGCTCGTTTTACCGCCGGAGTGTCTCTCGAACACCCCTTCGTGAGTGGGCGTTTCAATATTCCTATGTTCACACTGACTCCGGAGTTCAAAAAGATATATATTTACAGGAGGAGCAAGCACGCGTGGGAAACCCCGACGCAGGCTCAATTATCTCTTGATAACAAAGATGTTTTGGCCGTCATATTCACAAATATGAGTCAGACGCACGCTATCGGGCTGAGACATATCGGGTCTCCGAGGCCGAAGAAGTTCGGATCTACGTTCAATAACAATCTCATGACGAACGTCGTGAGGAGCGCAACTGGCGTGAATGTTTCGACGACTCTGACCGTCGGTACTCGCGGTGGAAACTCCAATGGAGTATATGCCCCCGCTGGTATCTACACGGTCGTTCAGGACAACGCTTTTGGAACTTTCGCATACGTCCACGGCCTCTTCAATAAAATTTATACTAATGCAACCGGCGGCAAGTGCCCTCCATGCAAACCCATCAAGCCCGTGAAAACTCGCACCGTCGGTGGAACCGTCGTAAAGGTAATAAATGCCAACCAAGTACAAGTTAAATATACGAAACCAGACAAGAAAGTCGTCATCGCAAAGGTAAATAAACTGGCTCACCACATGAAAGCAAAAGAAGCTATCAACGTGATACTGGCATTCGATGCACCTTATGCGTTCCGAGCAATTGTCAAAAAGCCGACACCCAAGCCGACACCCAAGCCGACTCCCAAGCCGACTCCCAAGCCGACTCCCAAGCCGACTCCCAGCGCCAATGTGGTCGTGGCAGGCAAAGTCACGCAAGTCCTCACAGCCGATCGGGTCAAAATAGAATTCAAAAACCCTGCCAACAAACTCACGAAATACACGATCACGAAGAAGGCGCATGGTATGAAAGCGGGCGAAGTTATCAATGTTACGGTGAAGAGAGCTGCTCCTTACAAATTTGTCTCCATTTCTAAGAGACCCACTACTAAGCCGATGCCAAAGCCGACTCCCAAGCCGACTCCCGTCGCCAATATGGTCGTGGCAGGCAAAGTCACGCAAGTTCTGACTGTCGATCGGGTCAAAATAGAATTCAAAAACCCTGCGAATAAACTCACGAAATACACGATCACGAAGAAGGCGCATGGTATGAAAGCGGGCGAAGTTATCAATGTTACGGTGAAGAGAGCTGCTCCCTATAAGTTCGTTTCTATTTCCAAGAAATCGACTCCCAAGCCGACTCCCAAACCAACGCCCAAGCCGACGCCTGGCACGATGATAATAGAAGGAATCGTGACTAAAGTCATCAACAAAGATCAAGTCGAAATTCGCTTCACCAAACCTAACAAAATGACGGTCACCAGATCCGCGACCAAACACGCACATAACATGAAAGTAGGAGAGAAGATAAATGTTACTGTCAAAAAAGGAGGAGATTATCCGTTCGTTTCCATGACGAAGAAAATCATGCCAAAGCCCAAACCCAGTACCAACCGCATCGTAGCAGGATCCGTGGTCAAGGTCATCGATGCGAATACGGTTCAAATCAAATACACGAAGCCTGACAAGAAGGTGGTAATGATGAAAGTAACCAAGAAAGCCCATGGAATGAAGGTCGGTGAAGTCATTAATGTCAACTTGAAGAACACAGCA